TTTACCGCCCGCTGCTTCAATTGCATCGTCGATCAATGGGTTGACTTCGCCTAGTAATTTGGCTGCATATTTAGCTTGCGATGTAGGTGTGGCTGCACCCATCAGGCGTTGTACTTCTTCATTAACCGCATTCTTACGAATCGTGTACAACGCCTCGGCGTCAATATAACCCCCGCCTCTAGCTGTCCATTCTTTAACTTTGGCTGCGACTTTGTTTAATACTCCGCTGTTGACGTCGCTTGGCCCAATCTTGGGGTTAGTTAATTTGGATTCAATGCTGCCAACAATGGCAGATGTATCAATTGGTTTTAACCCCGCAGCGGCCAGCATATCTAATTGCGTTTGCGCGGTAGCTGCCGACGGTGCGTTATCAAAGGTAGCAAGACCGCCTCGGTTAACCGCAGAATTTACTTCAGGTTGCACACCTTTGGTTACTATATTGCCAATGTTAGCGCGTTGAAGCGCGGCTTGACCTTGTGGCACTACGTTGGCGTTTAATGCGTTAATAGACCCTTCCGCTGATTGACGTGCGGTTGTTGCATTTTCGCCGCCGGTTATAGCAATTAGCATATTTTTTTGTTCTTGCGTTTGCGCGCGTGCCAACCGACGATATGCTTCTGCGATGCTGCTTTGTTCTGTCAATACACCTAGCGCCATAAACGGCGCAGAGTCAATACCCGCTTCTTGTAAAGCTTGCACAGCGGTAATGCCTGGGCGGGCTTGTTGAAGCGCTGCCGTAGCGGGGACAAGTTGATCGCCTAACGCTGTGCGCGCAATCTGAGCGGCCTTAATGTCGCCGCCACGCCCTGAAACTAAATCTATACCACGTCCTAAACCAGTTGCGCCGGCCTTGGCTAATCCTGCACCAACAGTTGGCAATACTGCGCCTACAATTGCGCCAGTTTTAGTATCTTCAGGATGCGTAATTGCGGTGCTTACCGCACCCGTTAACGCGCCGCCAGTGCCTCTAGCCGCGACTTCTGCCGCAATATCTCGGATAGTGTATGCAGGTAAACCTGTAGTGGCTTTAACCGCGCCAGTAGGGCCTAGACCCGTTTTAAAACCACCCGAAGCCGCAGATTCTGCCACAGGCATAATAAATCGCGCGGCTGAGGGGGCGTATGGCGCGGCAGCTTTAAGCACTCCACCTATTGCGCCGCCCACGGGCAGCGTGACTGCAACATCGGTAGCCAAGCCGCCCATGTTTGTCGCAACAGGATATTGCTCGCGATACGGCGTAACAATAGTTTCGCCTTTGGCGTTTAATTGTTTGCCATAATCTTGCATAGCTTGACCAACGCGTTGGCCACCTACGGCTTCTACGCCTTTACCTATCCAGTCAGTTATATTTCCTAGAATACCTAAACTGCGCCCTTGACCGGCCGCACCCGCTGCTTCAATATTTCCGTGCAAATTTTTGCTAGAAATATCAAATGCCTCAGTAGCTGTTTTGGCGTTTTTCAATTCTTCTTTAGTCGTTTCGGCTGCCGTTCGTGCTTTAGGCATCCCTTCGCCAGATTGCATTTTACGAATTGCATCGGCAAACAATTGAGCATCTGCGGTATTACCCGCCGCGTCTGCTTGCAAAAAAGCTGAACTGAGTTGTTCAAGAGTGGCCATGATTATTTTTTCACTGGGTATCTTTTGAGGGCTTCAGCAAGCGCTGGGTCAATAGTTATATCGCCGGTGCTCTTTGCTGATTTAGGATAAGGCACTCCCGCTGTACGCGCAGCGCGTTCCATAACATCCTCCCAAGCTGCCAATCTAACATTCATTGGTGCATTTGGGTTAGATACATCGCCTAATTTAGCCAACATAAAATTTCGGTCATCGTTAGAAAAACCCGCACCCAAACTTCCGTTAGGAGCAAGGTCAAGGGTAAGTTGATTGGCGCGAGTTTCTAACGCCGCGATAGCTTTGGCTCCGCTAGTACCTGCGCCGGTTACAGCGCCCCAAGCTTTACTCATCCAATTCTCGCCTAACCCGCTAGTTGATTTCTTAATCAACTCTGAAATTTCATCAGTTCCAGTTTTAGGATCAAAGCCAGCAACTTTAAGAGTTTGAGTAGCTGCACGTTTTTGAACAGCCTCTTGTACTGCTGGCATTTCAATAATTTTTCCTTGCGGATTTTCTGCTGATGGAGGAAGCATATATACGCCAGCTTTTTCATTCCACACAGGTTTTTCTTCAACCATTAATGGGTTGGTAACAGGTGGGCGTGTTTTAGGAGCAGGTGCGGTAGCCACAACAGGTGGATTGCGTAACGCATTTACAGAAGGCGCAGCTAATGTGTTTGGCGCAGCGGGGGTACCGCCACCGCCGGTAACCACCCCACCGCCAGTAGATGTGTCAGGTAAGTTGGTAATCGGGCCTACAGTTACGGTGCCACCTGTATCACTATACGGATCTTGCACTTCGCGCATTTCGCCGGTACGATTGTTTTTTTCCATAACGCGGCGTCCAACAATAACATTTGACCATGAACCTTGTTCTGCCACAGCAGCTTGACGATGCCCTGGCGCTGCCGCAATATGCGAACGCTCAGTTTGCATCAATTCTTTTTGATAATCGGCTTGCCCTAATGATGATCGACGGATTGCCTCTCTAATGCCTGCGGGGCCTTTGGCAATGGCAGCTTCAATCGACGCGCGCGAAGATTCAGCGCTAATCCCGCTTGCGGCTAAAACTGAGCCCATAATAGGACTTTTATGGTTAGCTTCGTGCCAAGCTAGTAATTGTGACCCCGCATTAGGTGAATCAGGATCAATAGAAGTTAATAATTGACGCGATTGTTTAAATTCAGACTCTACGTTGTCGTAACCTAACTTTTTAACTTCGGCTTTGGTTTTTTCAAGCGCAAATTGTTTAGCAATAAGTTCAGCGCCTTTTGCGCCGACGGTAGACATTAATCGACGTTGGTCTTCAGGTTTAGATAGATCGCCACCTTGAGCATAAAAGTCTTTCAAAGCATTATTGCTTTGATACTCTTGATTAGCTTGACGAATTTGCATTGCTTGCGCCATTTGGCCAAGCATATTGGGCTGCTCTATCGGGCGTACGCCCAAAGCGATATTTGGATCGATTGGCATAATTTAACCTTTACAATGGGCCTGCGCCGTAATTTCCGTTTCTTGAGTCATACCCAAAACCACTATTATTTCTATCTTGCATCATCTTTAACAATTGATTTTGATAGTAAGCATTGCTGATGCCACTAATGCCCGTGTTAATTGCATTAGCTCCACCAATCGTGCCCGACGCAGTTGCGTTAGCCCCGCCTGTAATTAGATTAGATGCGTTGTTGCCATAACCCGTCAAAGCACCTGTCAGCCCGTTAATGTAGTTGTTATACGCTGATTGTTCTTGAGTACCTATTTGACCGTAGATGTTTGATACGTTGCTGCCGTACGTTCCCGCTGCCCCTGCTGTATTGGTACCATACGATCCTGCTGCCCCGCCCGCTGCTGAACCATAGCCCCCCAGCGCGCCAATAGTTTGACCGCCCGCTGTGCCAATTGCGCCCGCGCCGGTGTTGCCGTAGTTGGTTAGCGCATTAGATCCTGCTTGACCGTATTGGCCGTAAGCGTTTGCAATGCCGGTAGCAGCATTAAAACCTACGCCTTGCAAACTTTGCAATGGACTGAGCGTACCGGCTCTAGAAGTTTGATAACGGTTGTACGCGTTTTGGTATTCCTGCGACGCCATGTCTTGACCGTACGTCTGCGAGGCTTTGAGAGCATTGCCCGAAATCAAACCACCTCGAGCAGCAGCTTGTTTATCAACCGCTTTTAAACCTTCGGACATACGGAAACCGTAGCCTGGGTCTTGGTTGGCTAAAAAAGCTGTAGGCGTAAATTCAGCCGTAGCGTATTTGCCATAATCAGTTGACCCCGCATTGCCGCCGATACCGAGATACTCAAGCAAACGATTTTGACCCGCTAATCCTGCTTGGTTGTATGGGTTGTAAGTATCAACTTGATTTTTAAGAACACCTTGTGCAAGCGCAAGTTGAGCGTCTTTGTTGGTACCGGCAAAATCTAATTGTTGACTTTGAGTGCCTTGAGCGGCCGCAATTTGTTGATCGCGCGTTTGCGCGGCAATATTGGTTTGATTGTTGTACGCAGTAGTCAACGCATCTTTTTGCTGTTGAAGCGCATCAAATTGCGCTTTAAGCTGCGAACTCATAACGCCTTGTTGGGCGTTAAGTTGCTTATTTAGGACTTCTTGTTGCGATTTAATGGCTTCTTGAGCCAACGCTAATTGAGTAGCTTGCGCTTCGCTTGCCGCGCCCGCTTGAGTATTAGCTGCGCTTTTAGATGCGCCGGCGCTTATCGCCGAACCCGCAATTGTGCCTACGGCAATAGCCCCTGCTGCCCAAAAAGTCATGTCAGTACCTCATTTTTAAGTTTGTTTCCAAGGGTAAACATACTTGTGTCATCCTCTTCAACCAATTCTTGTTCTGCGTCTTCAATTGTCTTAGCATCAACTACATGAAACGTCATGCAAAGCGCATCAGTTTCCGCATAGACGGCGCGTTTAGTGCCTGGCGTACTGCACAGCAAATGAGGCCCTGTCACGGATTTTACCCCCTCATCTGTGGTAATGGCTACTGTTCCCGACACGATTAAATAGAAGTGTTCTTTTTTGTGAATCTTGCCTACGACCAATACGCCGGCTGGTCGCCACACTTCGCGGCAATACATCCCTGCGTGAAACGTATGCTTGGTTTCGGGCTCGTATTGAGGCATCTTAGAAATGACATTTTGTAAAGTTTGCACCTTACTGACCATTGTTGGCAAGCTATAGGTCACTTTCACGCTATATAGCTCCCCGAGCTGTTAAAGGTATGAATCGTGTAACCACCGCTAGAAGTGACCGTGCCACCCGTTGCGCGTTGCGAGCCAGGGTAAGAAATAATCACCACGCCCGAGCCGCCCGATGCGCCTGTTGCGCCAGTATCGCCAGTCACTCCACCACCGCCTCCGCCCGTATTAACGGTGCCCGCTACGCCGGTAGCACCGCCTCCACCTGATCCGCCAGTAGCACCTGATGCGCCGCCCCCGCCCCCTGCGCGATAGACGCTTGAGCCCGAAATCGTAGAGGCTAATCCATTACCACCGTTTGGATAAACACCAAAAGATTGGTTATTAGTGACGCCAACTTGAGATGCACCGCCTCCACCACCACCACCTGAAGCCGAGCCATCACCACCTGCATAGCCTTGACCGCTTGTTCCTGCGCCGCCAGCTCGGCCTAAACCACCACCGCCACCGGAGCCACCAGTACGACCTACTCCATCTGGCGCAGTAGCATAGCCCCCAGCACCGCCCCCGCCTGAAGCGGTTGCAACGCTAGAAATTGATGAGTTGCTGCCGGTAACGCCTGGGTTAGTTGAACCGGCACCACCACCGCCAACAGTAACAGTATAAGTTTTACCGACTTGAAATGTAGTGGTATTGGCTAAATAACCACCCGCGCCTCCACCACCACCGCCGTTAATTGGGCCACCACCAATGGAGTTGCCGCCGCCCCCACCTCCACCCGCAACAACTAAATAGCTTGCGAGGTAGTCCGAGTTTGTCCCAAAGCCAAAGGCTCCGGTTGCTGCTGCGCCAATTCTAGCTAAACGTGGCATCGTCAGTCCTAAACAAACTTGGTTTGTGAGGCAAAGACCGTAAACGTAGCACTTGCAGTCTTAACAATTGCGTAGGTGTACACGTCCACCGAACTAGCGTTACCAAAAGTTGGGGCAATGCTTTGCCATTTTGGCGTAACGGATACGCCGTCAATTGTTATGGCTGAGTTGTAGTACGCTGTAGCACCTTGAGTAGCCATAAAGGTTACCGATATAGTTTGGCCAATCGACATCAAACTATTAAGTGTTTGGCTGCTGCTGCCGCGAAAGTTCAACGTCCAGTTGGCACTTGCGTTAGTCGTGTAGTAAACAATAGATTGCGTTGAGATGTCGTAGTTAATCGTGCCGGTAGCTGCCGTGGCCGAAGTCGTTGACGTTTCTCTAATGTAATCAACCGTAATTCCGTCAAAAACAGAATTTGCAGAATTTAGCAATTGAAATTGAGTGCCGTCATATTCAATCAACATTAACGCGCCGGCAACAATATCGTTAGCCGCCAAAGCGATAGAGCCCAATTTAGTGATGGCTTTAACGCCTAGCGTATCAATATCAATTGTGACCGCAGCGGTGTTGTTGTTTTGTGCGATAAAGGTGTATTGCGCGCCTGTGGCGTAGCCTGAAAGCGTAGGCGTAGCTAAACCGGTCAACGCGTTAGTGCCGGCCACTGTGATCAAGTTATTGACGGTCGTAGTGTCGTTAATTGCAGGAATATCGTCATACGACCCAATTTGCACAAAAGTCGATGACTTTAGCAAAAATTTGTACAACACCCCGCCGTCTAACCAAACCTCATACGGTGTGCGTCCCGCCGCGTCCAACACAATTGGGTTGGTGTTGTTGGTTGTGCCGTCGCGGGTGGTGTAAGTCGTAGCCGGCGTGGACGTACCCGACAGGTAACTGTAGAGCAAGCCGCCCGACAAGGGCGCGCCGTTGGCGTCTAGGAATTGAGCGCCCGCACCGGCGAAGGCTGAAAGATTGATGGACATTAGACTATCCCTGTAATGATGCCGTTAACGACCGTCACGGTTTTAGAATCGGTTGTGGTGAAAGTACCCGACGCAGCACCCGTACCCGCGCCTAGTTGCTCATAAATTGCGTTAAAAAAGCGAAACCATTCGCGAGAAACTAGCCCCGTTTTAGGGTCAACAATAGGCACACGCGGTGCGGTAATTTGAGTGATGTTGTTTGTCATGCTGCGGTTACATCCACGTCAAGTTCAGCGGCCATAATGGCGATCTTAACCGGATCGGTGCCTGAAATCTCATACACTCGATCACGCAGTTTTAAAGTCATGCCAAGTCTGCGCCAAATGACGCGGGTGCCGTACTCGCCCACGCCGCCCATCGTCTTCCAATGCTCGTTTGACCAAGTGTGACCGCCATCATCAGACCAGCGCAGCATGACTTGAGGCTGCACAAAATTGTCCACGGCGTTAATAATCTCGACTTGGTCAACAATACCAAAATCGCCCGATATGATTAGCGGCGTCAGGTATACACGACCTGGCACTTCAACCACGCCTGGCAAACCTATGCCTGTTTCGGCATCAAGTTGCAATGAGTGTTGAGCGCTGCGTTTAAAATTATTGGTGCCCGTAGGCAATGCACGCCATGATCGTAACCATTTCTGGGTACGGGGCCCGTCAGAATAGACATCCAAATCAAAAGCATACAAGTTGCCGTTTTGAAAATCGCCCACAATAACTTCGTTATTAAAGAACATTTGGCAATTGCTGCGATGGCGACTAAAGCTGCCATTAGTAAAGCTTGCGCGCTCATGCCACGCTTGTGCGGCCACGTCGTACACCCAAGTCGCTTGCGCGGTGGGGAAAGTTAAAACGTAAAACGCGTGGCCGTCTTGTTGATAGGTGTAAGCAATAGCATCTGAGATGCTGCCGTATTGTTGAATCTGCCACTCGACTGCGTGGGTGCTAATTCGCACACCGGTGTAACCTTGTGACCTATAAACAATGCCTTGCCCGCGATTATCTGCGCCAAGCCAAAACAAACCGTTGTCTAGTTTGGCAACCGAAAATGTTGCAGCGCAACCAATCTCGTTAAACGCACCTTGAATACGGGCTAAGGGAAAACCCGCACCTACGCCCGCGTTGTACCAAACTTCAACCGAATTTGTACCAAATAGCCAAACTTCAGAATGATCCGTAATAGAAGATATTAAATTGTCTGGGCTACCCTCAGCGCTTGCAAAATCAAGCGGATCGATAGATAGTGGATCAAGCAAAGCGGAAGTCCACACGCGTTGACTGTTGGGCTCAATGAACACAAAGTAGCCGCCAAGGTACGAACAAGTTAACGCGCCAGGAAAGTCGGGGTCGGTAATCTGACCAAACGCGCCGGTTGTGGCGTTATAGACAAAACTTGGACCATTGCACGCCACCATTAAATGGTTGCCATCGTCGGTCATTGACACAGGGCCATCGTTTGCTACCGTACCTAAATATGAAAGGGTGTATTGAGTATCTATTCTGTAGAGCGAATTGCCCGATACGACGTATCCATAGCCGCCATATTGCCACAAACCCCGCACGGGGCCCGTACCTACGGAAGTTAGCAAACGCAGCCCTGGAGCCCTGTTTAAGAACGCTGGCTCTTGCCCACCTTCGGGGATTACTTCGGGAAACAAGTTGATCATACGGTTGGCCGCAGCGTTGACGCTGCGAGCCGTGTACGCGGAGCCGAGGATGGGCGACTTCATCAATAATTACCGGCAAAAATGTTGAAGCGTTGACGCGTTGCAACAATTGAGTAAGGCAAGGACATGATGTCGCCAGGGTTGTTGATGCGCTTCAGGTTACGCTTAGAGGCCATTGCAATGCGCGACACTTGGGGGCTAGGCTCAACACCAAACTCAGGTGCAAGCTCGCACGCCAAATTGTAGCGAAATGCGCGAAGATAGCCTGGTGGGAACGTCAAAGGCGTGGATAGCAACGCCGGTGTATCCAACGGGTCTACGCTAATGAAGTGCCATTCAAGCACTTTGGTCGGCACCGGATAAAGGTGCATATCGACGTTAGGGTAATTGGTGTTAATCCACATTACCTGTGGATAAGTACTTGTGACAGTTTTGACGGCAATACCGTCATACTGCTGCTGATTGATGAGCTTAATTCCAAACGAAATGCCCGACGATGGGTCGCGGAAATAAGTCGCGTCGTCCATCAGAATAGGTCGTTTGCCAACAAAGTCACCCGTGGGGCCAAGCGTCTGGCTAAGTAGCCCAGGCAACCATGAGAACACCTGATCAATAGTTGTAAAGATGGATAAACGCTCGGTTGACCATGAGTCAATCATTTGATTGAGCGCCACCAACGCATCGTTGGCAGTCGCCGCCGAGGGTTCTTCAGCTTCAGCCAGTTGACCGATTAAGCGTAATGCGCCGTTTATCTGATCGCCGGCTGTGGTTGTGGTCATACTTACTCCGTTTTACGACGACGTTTTAGCTCATTTACAGGCTCGGCCTCGGGCTCGG